ACAATACCTTGAAATAAACCTATTAACATAATTATATCCTCTTAAGGTTAATTGTTTAAGTGGTGACAGCCCGTCTGGCACCTATCGCTCTTGTAAAGCAATAAGGCCAATAATGACGAACGCCAAAACGATAAAGAAACTAATCATTGATCGACTCAATCATTAGACTTATGAGAGCATAAAGCCACAAAGCCATAGCACTAACAAGAGCTACAGTTACAGTTGTGGCAAAAGCATACATTAAGATGTTAAGAAATATCATAGTTAACCTCGACATAACGATCAATATCGATATTATGGGTTACAATATGAATTACTTCATCTACACCTAACAATAAATCATATTTGTTAAGTACATAGTTAAAAATATATTCTGCATCATACATAATAAATTCCTTTCTATAAGTAAGTTAATGCATTAATATTGATAATCGCTCCTCCGCAAGATTTGCTAAACTAAATTTATTATCGCTTAGTTTTTTAGCGACGCTTAAAGCTATTTATCCGACTTTCACGGGTTCAACAAGGATATAATCGTTTTAAGGATTATCAATATTATCTATAGTGGCAGCCTGTCTGACACTTATATAAGTTATAGTATAGTACTTAGACCAAGAGCCCAGCCCTTTTCTCTAATAGGGGACACATGATGAGGGTTAACAGGTACTGCAGCATAATGGCTACAGGAATCACCCAAACCCCATACTAAAGGGATCTAAGTAGTATTATCTGTAGATATAGCCTGTCTATATCCTGCAAAGCCTAAAATAAAAGTAGGGGGTATAGGAATATATGATGTATATATATATATAGTGCTAAAATTTTTCTTAATCTTATTAATCAACAGTGTCTCCTATTAGAGATTCTATAGGAGCGTAAGATGAAAGTTAATCCAATAGCAAGAGCTTTAATGCAAAGTAGAAGAAGAGCACAAGTTATTCCAAACAAGAAAAAATTCTATCAAGATAAATTTGAACAAGAGCTTGATGATTTGTGGCACTGTAGAGATTTAAAGAGGAACCAAGATGAAAAATCGAAGAAAGCTAGAACTAATAAAAGAAGTTAGAAGACGTAAGTTATTAAGTGAGTATGAAGTTGACTTTGAAAAATTTGCTAATGAACAAATAAAAATTGTAACAAAAGATGCTAAAAAAGGTTTTGTACCGTTTTATTTTAATGATGCACAAACAAAAGTAAATAAAGAATTAAATAAACAATTAGACCGAGACAAGAAAGTCAGAGCATTAATATTAAAAGCAAGACAGCAAGGTATTAGTACCTATTGTACAGCACGTACAGCATGGAAAAGTTATTATATACCTAATGCAAGATCAGTTGTTATGGCTCATGATAGCGCTACCTCTGACGCTCTATTTACTATGAGTAAAAATCTAATAGATTATATGGATGATGAATTTAGACCTAAGCTCGTAGCCTCAAATGCCAAAGAGATTAAGTTTGAGCACAATAGTGCTGGTTATAGATTATATACTGCTGGTTCTCCAGAAGCTGGACGAGGAACTACACCTACAATAGCTCACTTGAGCGAGGTGGCGTTTTGGACATTTGATGAAAAGATACTAGCAGGATTATTTCAAGGTATATCACAAGCAGAGGGTACAGAAGTTATATTAGAAAGTACCGCTAACGGAGCAAAAGGGGAATTTTATAGATTATGGAAGACAGCAGAAAGAGATTACGCAAAAGGAGAATCTGAATATATGCCAATCTTCTTGCCTTGGTTTATAACAGCTGAATACTCTAGAGAAGCACCAGATAGTTTTGAACCAGATACAAAAGAAGAAGAGTTAATAAAAGATTTTAATTTAACTTACGATCAGCTTTATTGGAGAAGATTAAAGATATCTGAAAGTGGTGAACGTAAGTTTATGCAAGAATATCCAGCTAGAGCAGAAGAAGCTTTCTTAGTTTCTGGTGCTAGTGTCTTTGACATGGCTAAATTAAATAGTATGGAACCTGTTTCTTATATTAAAAAGATGCGGTTAGACCTGGACTCGAAGTTTTGGGAAGATTCTTCAGAAGGAGATTTAGATGTTTATGATTATCCAGACAATAAAGAACCTTATGTTATAGGAGCTGATGTAGCTTTAGGCGTAGGCAAAGACTATTCCGCAGCCGTTGTTATAAATAAAGAACGAGAAGTTGTAGCTGTTTATAGAAATAATAGAATAGATCCTAGTAAATTCGGTGATTTATTATTTTATTTAGGTAGATATTATAATAATGCTCTTCTTGCTGTAGAAAGTAATTCTATGGGAATTGCTACATTACAAAAATTAGATGACTTACAATATGTTAATTTATATAAACAAACTAAAATAGCAAATATAAGTAACGAAGAAGGAATTAGATTAGGTTTTAGAACAACAACAGCAACTAAAAGTACTATTATAGGTAATTTAAAGAATGCAATAGAAAATGAAGACGTATATGTTCCTTCTATTGAAGTAATACAAGAACTAAAAGATTATACTGCTACAGAAACTGGTAAGACTGAGGCTTCTCCAGGATGTCATGATGATACTGTTATGGCATTAGCTATTTCACTCGAAGTATTGAGAACGCACTATGATAGAATTGTAGTTAATAAAGTACCATGGTCTGAGAGGTTTGATGCTTATGAAGAAGACAATACACAATGGTTGTAGTGTCCCCTATTAGAGAATTTTTTTATTAGAGAGAATTTACTATGTCAATTACACATGCAGGAGAAACATTTTCAGGTTATAATAAACCAAAAAGAACTCCAGGTAATAAAAATACTTCTCATGCTGTTCTTATAAGAAAAGATGGAAAACCTAAAATTATAAGGTTTGGTCAAGCAGGAGTTAGTGGCGCTGGTAAAAATCCAAAGACTGCAAAGGATAAAGCCAGAAGAAAATCATTTAAAGCTAGACACGCAAAAAACATTGCACGAGGACCTACTAGTGCTGCGTATTGGGCTAATAAAGTAAAATGGTAAGGGAGTTATTATGCCAGAGAAGAAGAAAAAAGGAACAAAGAAAACAGGAATAGCAGCGAAAGCTGAATCATCAGGAATACCTGCAAGTATTCTAAGTCAAGTTTATAAAAGAGGTATTGGCGCAGCTAGAACTTCTGGTATGAGACCAAGTGTTAAGTCTCCACAGCAATGGGCTATGGCAAGAGTAAATTCTTTTATTGCTAGAAAACCAGGAACTTGGGGTAAAGCAGATGCTGACTTAGCAGCAAGAGCTAGAGCAGCTAAAAAGAAAAAGAAATAGGAGATTACTATGAGTAGAGATGGCAATATGCATCCTAACTCTCTTAAAAACTTACGCCCCTTCACTAAAGAAGGTGCGCGCGAGGGACAAAAGAATTCTGTGTTATCTAGAAAAGCTAACAAAGAAGCAAGAGAGGCTCTTAAAGTTTCAATATCTGATTGGAAAGATCTTAAAGATGATTTATCAGAAGAAACTCCAAGTGCATTAGACGTCTTACGTATTGCCATGGTAAAAGCTATTAGTGTAGAAGATATGGAAGAAGCAACTAGACTCGCATCAATACTAGCTGAGTTTGAAGCTCCAAAATTACAGAGACAAGATATAAATCAAGTAACTAAGACTTCTGATCTAACAGATGAGGAGTTAGAGCAAGCAATTCAAGAAATGAGTACTAGTGGATTTAGTGTAAACAAATCTTCACTAAACTAGTTCCCATTGTCCTCGCTGCTCCGGCGGAAGCAGGGGATAAATCCGCCACCTTAAGGAGGTATATATGAAAGAAAGATTAATGAAATTTAAAGATAAATTCGGAGAAGGTACTTCTTGGGATTTAGATTGGGGAAAACTACTTATTATAGGTTTATTAATTTACCATATATTTATACAATGATTATGAAGGCAATACAGAAAAACTTAGAGAAAAACTCAAGGTTTAACGAGTATGATGAAGATGGGGATGGTGTAGTTTCTGATGAAGAACTATTACATCTTAAAGAAATAAAAGAAACAGAAGCCGCATTACGTAAACAATTAGGCCAACTTAGAATGGCTAGATGGACTTTAATAGGCATGGGTGTATTTACTACAGCTATGTTTTTACCATGGGTACCATTAGAAAGAGTGGAAGCTCTATCAGATGTAAGTAATTTATTTTATATATCAGGTGCTGGTATAGTAGGTGCATACATGGGTACATCAGCATGGATGAGTAAAAGAGGATGATATGGTTATCAATGGACAAGGATGGCAAAACCATGAAGAAAGTTTTGAAGAAACATTAAGAAGAGAAATGTTATCTGCAAGACAAGATTTATGGTTAGTTAAAATGGATTTAAAAGAATTACAAAAAGCCCATTATAAATTATTAAAAAGAAATAAAGAATTATTAGCAGAGCTAGCAAATAAAAAAGAATGTACATGTTAAAAATCCCAGGAGCGGAATATGTCAAGATATATACAACAGCCACGTAAGGAAAAGAAAAAAGAAAAGACTAGAACTCTTCCTAAACCTGGTTCCTATGCTGTATCAGACTTACAGGACTTAAAAAAGAAAGTTCTTATGCATCAAGGAGGTAGGAAATAATGGCTACTGAAGGATATAAAGAACCAGTTACCGATGAGCAAGTAATAAATTTAATAGATTCAGGAGTAATGAATTCATCAGGAGATTTTTTAAATAGTTCTGACTTATCTAGAGAAAGATTAAAAGCTACATACGAATATGCTGGCTTAGCTGAACATCACTTAGTTCCACAAGGAGTTTCAACAATAGTTGACACTTCTACTACTGAGGTAATTGAAGCATACACTGCTATTTTATGTGATCTATTTTTAAGTAACCATAGACTAGGTAGATTTGTACCATATGATGACACTCCAGGCTCACTACAAGCTGCAAAAGATGCAGGCAATATAGTAAACTACTGTTTATTTAAAAAGAATAATGGTTGGGAAATCTTACAACAATGGATTAAATGCGCATTATTATGGAAAAATTGTGTAATACGTTGGGATTATATAGAAGATTTTGATTATGTTTTTGAAACATTTGAAGAAATCAGTCAAACAAAATTAGATGAACTATTATCTGATGATAGTATTGAGTTAGTAGGTGAATTAAATTTTGAAAATAGAGTTACTAATGCTAATCCAGAAGATGTACTTGAACAAGAAGTAGAGTTAGTATATATTGACGTAAGAGTTAAAAAGACTATTGATAAGTCTCGAGTTAAAATAGAAATTATTCCACCAGAAAATTTTCGTATCTCAAGAGATTCAGATAGTATTGAAACAGCTAGTTATGTAGGTATTCAAACTGAAATGACTAGATCTGAAATAAGAAAATATTATCCAGAAGAAGCTTTACAAGTAGTAGATTGGGATGAAATAGGAGATTACAATGGTTATCAAGGCGCTAGTAAATACTCTTTAGATATTGCTGCAAGAAAAGAAATAACTGGTCAAGCATATTGGGAAGGTGGTAATTTACAAGATGAGGCTATGCCATTAGAAGCTAATAAAGAAGTTACTGTTACAGAGTCATGGCTTAGAGTAGATAGAGATGGTGATGGAATTGCTGAGTTAAAACATTTTATTACTATTGGTGATTATATTATATATGAAGCTGACATAGAAGAGATTCCTTTAGCATCAATTGTACCTATTGATATACCATTTGAATTTTATGGTTTGTCAATGGCAGACTTTTCAAGATCATCTACATTAGCAAGTACAGCTATACTTAGAGGATTTGTAGAAAATACTTATCTTACTAATTATAGTCCTAAGCTAGCAGATCCAAATGTAGTAGATTTTTCTGCTTTACAAAATATGAAGCCGAAACAAATTATTCCTACTAACGGTAATCCACAAGGAGCAGTAAGTCCATTAGCACCAGAAACTATTTCAACTGGAACTGTTCCATTATTACAATATTTACAAGAAATAAAAGAACAAGCTACAGGAATGTCTAAAGCAGCACAAGGTCTTAATGATACTTTGTATGTTTCAGGTAATTCTGAGCAAAAGCTTTCCGCAGTACAGTCAGCAGCCCAGAAGCGTATACAACACATTGCGCGGAGATTTGCTGAAACTGGATTTAAGCGGTTAATTGCTGGAGTCTACGAGACTATGCGCAAAAATATGAAAGGAAAACTTACATATAATTTAGAAGGCGCATAT